TACAATGCTAACATGATTAGCAATGAGGTTTTCATAGATAGTGCTACTTTGAGAGAAAATGTAGTAGCATTAGCAAGAAATATTGGTTATACACCTAGATCAAGGACTGCAGCAAAGGCAATAGTTTCATTTTTTGTAGATACAACTGGATTTACCACTAAACCTGTCACTCTAACCCTTAAAAAGGGTATTGTAAGCACTTCTGCTTCAATATTTGGGTCAGAAAGCTTCAGTTTTTCCATTCCAAGTGATGTTACAGTACCTGTAGTTGATGGAATTGCTACTTTTAACAATGTTACAATTTATGAAGGGACATTTTTAACCTCAAATTTCACTGTTTCCTCAGAAACACCTGCTCCACCATCAAGATATACCTTAGATAACTCATATATTGACACTTCTACCCTTGAAGTAAGTGTAAGAGAGACTCAATCTAGCACTTCTTCTAAAAAATACGTATTTTCTGATACTTTAATAGAAGTTACCTCCTCTTCTAGGGTATATTTCCTTCAAGAAATAGAAGATCAGAGATATGAGCTCATTTTTGGTGATGGCGTCTTTGGAGAAAAGTTAAAAGCACTGAATTATATTGAAGTTTCTTATATTACTAGCAGTGGAGAAGAAGGAAATGGAATTTCTTCCTTTACTTTTAATGGAAGAATAGTTGATAACAATAATAACCTTATAAGTAGAGGAATTTCTATACTTTCTACTGTAAGTGAGTCTGTTGGAGGTAAAGAAATTGAATCTGTAGACTCAATTAAGCGTTTTGCTCCTAAAATTTACTCAGCATACAATAGAGCAGTCACAGCAGCAGATTATGAGGCATTAATTCCTAAAATTTACCCAGAAACTCAATCAGTATCAGCTTTCGGAGGGGAAGAATTGACTCCTCCTAAGTATGGAAAGGTTTTTATAACAATTAAGCCATTTTATGGTCCATATGTACCAGATTCTATTAAAAATAACCTTAATACTCTACTAAGAAAGTATTCAGTTGCTGGAATTATAACAGAAATCTTAGATCTTAAGTATTTGTATATTGAAACTCATATTAATGCCTATTATAACCCTAGTTTAGCATCTAGTGCTGACGCTGTTAAAACAGTGGTATCAAATAATATTAATGCTTATGCAGATTCTTCTGAAATGAACAAATATGGTGCTAGATTTAAATATAGTAGATTCCAAGCTATTGTAGATAATAGTAATCAATCAATAACTTCTAATATTACTAAAGTAGAAATAAGACGTGATTTAAAACCAGCTTTAAATCAAAATGCAGAATATGAACTTTGTTTTGGAAATCCATTTTATATAAGAAATAATAATGGTTATAATATTAAATCATCAGGATTTAATATATTTGGAATAGCAGATACTGTCTATTTGTCTGATGTTCCCAATAATAATAGTAAAAATTCTAAATATGGGTCTTTATTCTTATTTAAATTACAAGCAAGACAAGATCCTATTGTTGTAAGTGCTAATGTGGGCACTATTGATTATGAAAAAGGAGAAATATTAATTAAACCTATTAATATAGTTGGAACATCCAAAAAAGTTCAAAATATCTCAATAATAGAAATTTCTGCTTGTCCTAAATCTAATGATATTATTGGATTGCAAGATTTGTATTTACAATTAGATGTTACAAATAGTACCATTGATATGGTTGCTGATAATGTCACTTCTGGTGAAAATACATCAGGTACTCTTTATACTGCTACTTCAAGTTATATGGGTGGAGATATAGCTAGATTAACTGAATCTGAAATGACAAATACATCCCTCCTCTCCTCAGATACATATGTAGTAGGATCCTCTAGTATGCCACAAGCCGCTCCTCAATACTAATATCAATGTCAGACAATACAAGGGTTAAAATTAGTTCAGTTGTTAAAACTCAACTGCCATCTTTCATAAGAGCGGATTTTCCTCTTGCTGGAGAATTTTTAGCACAATATTATACTTCTTTAGAGGGTCAAGGATCTACCTTAGATGTTTTACAAAATATTGACAAATATATTAAAGTAGATGAATTAACAGATCTTGTAGATTCTACATCTCTATCTACTAATGTAGGAATTGCTGATAATGTCATTTCTGTAGATTCTACTACAGGTTTTCCAGATTCTTATGGATTACTTGAGATAAATTCTGAAATTATTACATATACTGGAATTACTACTAATTCTTTTACTGGATGTTCTAGGGGATTTAGTGGAATTACTTCTTATAGGAGTCCTAATAAGCCTGACGAGCTTCTTTTTTCTAATTCTGGAATTACTACTCATTCTTCTGGTACAATAGTTAATAATTTAAGTATTAGATTTTTACAGGAATTTCTTGGTAAGGTAAAAGCTCAAATTTCTCCAGGATTTGAAGAAAGAACATTAGATTCTGATATTAATGAAAGATTGTTTATTAAACAATCAAAAGATTTTTATTCTTCTAAAGGTACAGATCAATCTTTTGAGATTTTATTTAGAGCTCTTTATGGAAAGGATGTAGAAGTCATTAAACCAAGGGATTATATTTTTATACCTTCAGATGCAGATTATAAAGTTTCTGAACAAATAGTAGTTGAAGCTATTGATGGAGATCCTCAAGATCTTATTAATAGAACTTTATTTCAAGATGCTGTTGATGGGTTTCCTAAAGCAACTGGTTCTATTAGTAACGTAGAAAAAATAGTAAGAGGAGAAAAAACATATTATAGATTAAGTTTAGATTATGATCATCAATTAGATGAAATTACAGAGAATTTTAGTATTCACCCTAATACTAAATTAGTAGATTCTGTTTCTATAGGAGCTACTACACTTTCTGTAGATTCTACTGTAGGATTTGGAACAACAGGTGTTTTAGTTGCTAATTTTGCAGATGGAACATCTAATGTTATTAATTATTCTTCTAAATCTTTAACTCAATTTTTCGATTGTGAAGGGGTAAATACTAATCTTTTATCTACACAAGATTTAAGATTGGATGCTTATGCTTATGGATATTCTGGAATAGGAACTGCTAATGTAGTAAAAGTTAGAGTTACTGGAGTATTATCTGATTTAAATTTAGAATTTGATGGTACTTATTATAATGAAGCGGGAAATACTATTGAACCTAAAGGTTTAGGATCTATTTCTAAGAGTAAAATAACTGATAATTTAATTACTAATATTTCCCCAACTTTTAAGGTAGAATCTATTGAACTTGTAGATAAATCAAACTTTACTTATAAATTAAATCTTTTTAATAATCATAATTTCATTGCTGGAGATAATGCTCTTATTAATGATATATCATGTTCTATTATTTCTTTAGTTAGTTCTAAAGAAATTTTAATTAAAGGATCTGGTGAATTAAATGAAAATACAAATTATAGTATCCAAAGATTATTATCAAAAGCTAATTTGAGTAATTATGGAGAAGCTAATATATTTGATACTAATATTCAAAATTCTTATTTGGATGGAAATGAGGTATATATAACTTCTTCTTCTATTCCAAGTTATTTTAATGATGCTTTAGATATTCGTGGAACTTCTCTTTCATTTAGTGGTACATTTGAAGAAAGTGAAGATATACGAATTATTAAACATGGTTTATTAACTGGAGAAAGAATAATTTATGTTCCTGGTGAAGATGATAATAAATTGGATATTGACGCTGGAGAATATTTTGCTAAAAAAGTAGATATTAATACTTTTAAAATTTGTAGGAGTACTTCTAATATTGCTAATGAGTTATATGTTTCTTTTTCTGGAACTGTAACTAATAATAAATTTAATTTGTCAGATTTTGATAAAAAATCTATTCAATCTCAAAAATTAATAAGAAGAATTAAAGACCCTATTTCCACCCTTACTAATTTACCAACTTCTAGAGGAAAAACTGGTATTTTAGTAAATGGAGTAGAAATACTTAATTATAAGTCAAATGATATGATTTATTATGGACCTATTGAAGAAATTTCAGTTACAAGCGGTGGAGATGATTATGATGTTATAAATCCTCCCATTTTATCCATTACAGATAGCACAGGTGTTGGAGTTTCTGCTTTTTGTGAGGTTCAAGGTTCAATAGAAAAAATTGATGTTGTTGATGGTGGATTTGATTATCTTACTGTACCTACTTTAAAAATAAGTGGAGGAAATGGATCTGGTTGTATTGCCATTCCTAATTTAATAATGAAGGAACATTCTTTAACTTTTGATTCTACTGAAGTTGGTGGATATATTTCTACATCTAATAATACTATTGGATTTACTACTTATCATAAATTTAGAGAAGGAGAAATTGTAATCTATAACACAGATACTCAAACAGCAATTGCAGGATTAACTACAAATGCTGCGTATTATTGTTCTCTTATAGATGCATCTACTGTTGCACTTCATCTTAATTACCAAGATGCTATTGCTGGAATTAATACTATAGGATTAGGACCTACTTATGGTGCTGGTATTCAAGAATTGAAGTGTGCTAATAAAAAGAGAGTATTGAGTTCTATTAGTATTGGAAGTTCTGGTTCTGGTTATACTAACAAATTAACATCTGTCACTTCTTCTGGAATTAATACTGCTACCAATATAATTAATATATCTAATCATGGATATAAAACTGGAGAGTTAGTAAGATATGATACAGAGTCTACTGATATCATATCTGGTCTTTCAACATTAACCAATTATTATGTAACTGTTGTAGATGGAGGATCATTTAAATTATCTCAAGTGGGAGTAGGATCTACTGCTGCTAATTTTTATATAAAGAATAAAGAATATATTAATTTAACTTCTGGTGGATCTGGTCAACATTTATTTAATTACCCTCCAATTACAGCAACATTAGTTGGAAATATTGGTGTTTCTACTTTTTCTGGCCAGAATTTTAATGCTGAAATAAGACCTGTAGTAAGAGGTAGTATTAAATCTGTTCATATTGTTGATGGTGGAGTAGGTTATGGATCATCTGATATTATTAATTACAATAGACAACCTACAATCAGTTTGAAAAAAGGTAAGAATGCTCAATTGCTTCCTATAGTATCAGTAGAAGGAAAATTAAAAGAAGTTATAGTATTGAATAAAGGGGAAGAATATAATTCTGCTCCTACTTTAACTGTTAAGGGAACTGGAAATGGAAGTAAAATTATTCCTATTTTAAAAAATGGAACTATAGATTCTGTTAAAGTTATTAATAGTGGAATTGGGTATACATCAACAGATATTTCTATAGCAGCTGTTTCTAATGGTAGCGGAGCTGATTTTTATTCTAATCCAAAAACTTGGACTATTAATACAGTTGAAAGATTAATACAAAATGAACAAATTACAACTGATGATGGAATTGTTAGTGTTGGTTTAAATGAAGAATATGGTCTTCAATATTCTCATTTATATGCTCCTAGAAAATTAAGACAAACTACTTATGTTAAAAAGACTGTATCTGATAGAGAAGTTTTTGTTCCTGATTTGTCTCTTGAAAATGACATTGAAGAAGATTCAGTAAATCATTCACCAATTTTAGGATGGTCTTATGATGGATGTCCAATTTATGGGCCATATGGATATGCTAATGCTTCTGGTGGTCCTATTAAAATTTTAGAATCTGGATATTCTTCAACTATATCAAGCGATAGACCAAATCCTCTTACTTCTAATGGGGACATGGTTTATAGTGAAGGATTTTTTGTTGAAGATTATGTTTATAATGATGATAAGGATTTAGATCAGCATAATGGAAGATTTGGTAAAACACCAGAATTTCCTAATGGAATTTATGCATATTTTGGTATTATTAATCCAACATCTAGGGACTCTGAAGGATCCTTTAAAAATTATAGAAAACCTCAATTCCCATATTTTATTGGTAATTCATTTAAACATCAGCCTATTGAATATAACTTTGAAAGTAAATCAAATCAGGATGATATAGATCTTAATAAAACTAGTTTAGTTAGAAATACTGGTCCTTATAATTTCCTTTTTACAGATACTGAATATGATTATTTAATAGATCCTAATACCATTCAGAAACAAAGGACTTATATTAAATCTACTACTTCCGGTGTTATAGATTCTGTTGGAATTAATAGTGGAGGAGATGGGTATAAAATTGGAGATGAAATAGTTTTTGAAGATGCTGGATCTAGTGGTTATGGATCTAGAGCTATAGTAAATTCTATTGATGGAAAAACTATATCTAATGTCAGTATTGCTTATACTGAGCATCCTAATACAGAATTTAGTTTTGGGGATTATACTGGACAAATAGTAGGTCATACTACTTTACCCCATAATCTAAAGCATAATGAGTTAATGCATATTTCCGGAGTATCTACCTCAGGAATAACAAATAATACTAATATACAAATTGGAGTATCTACTTCTACTTTTAAATTATTTGGTGCAGTAGAAACTACTCTTAATACTGGTATTGTAACTTATTTTAATCTTGATGGATATGTAAGACATCCTTATATAAAAGAAAATGATATTTTAGGTATAGGAACTGAATGCGTAAAAGTATTAAATGTTGAGACTGGTAATTCTAGAGTTAGAGTAATTAGAGATTATAATTCTACTATAGGAGCAGCTCATACTCATAATAGCCTTGTTTCTCAAAAACCTAAAACTTTTACCTTTTTTGATGAATTAGCAATACAGGAAAATGTAGATATAAGAGTTGATAAAGAATTATATTTTAATCCAGTAGAATCAGTAGGATTAGGAACTCTTTCTGGGGTAGGTATTGGATCTACTTTAGTTTTTTCTAATCCAGGAACAGGAATAAGTGAAATATTCGTTCCTACTAAATCTCTTTATTTTAAAGATCATGGATTAGTAACTGGAGATGTCTTAACTTACAATGTAAATGCAGGAACAGCAGTATCTGTATCAACAGACGGAATTGATGGATTTGCTCTTACTGATCAACAAACTGTATATGCTGCAAGAATAACAAATGATTTAATTGGTATTTCTACTGCAAGAGTGGGATTAGGATCTACAGGTTCTTTCGTTGGTATTGATAGTAGTACTAATGTTTCTACATTATATTTTATTGGTATAGGTACTGGAGTATATCATAGTCTTAAGACCAATTATAATAATACAATAACTGGTTTAGTAAGCAAAGCAACAGCTACAGTTTCTACTTCTTCTACTCATGGTTTAAGTGTTAATGATAGAGTAATTTTAGATGTTAAACCAGGAATAACTACCACAGTAAATGTAGCTTATAATGATTATAATAGAAGATTGGTAATTAATCCTAGAACATTTACTTCTAGTGATGTAAATACCAGTACCAATACTATTACAATTGCTAAACATGGTTATATATCAGGTCAAAAAGTTATTGCAACTGCAACTACTTCTCCTGGAGGATTAGTAGATAATGGAATTTATTTTGTAAGTGTAGTAGATGAAAATAAAATTAAATTATCTTCTAATTTCTATAAATCTATAGATTATAATCCAGATGTAATTAATATTACTAGTGCTTCTGATGGAACTATATCTCCTATTAATCCTCCTATTAAATTAGAAAAGGATTTAAAAATTTATTTTGATCTATCAGACTCTTCATTATCATTTACTAATAATGAAGTTTCTTACTCTGCATTTGATTTTAATCTTTATACCAATTCTTCACTTAAGGATTTATTTATTACTTCTGGAGAAACTAATGATTTTAATGTTACTAAAAGTGGAAAAATTGGTATAGATACAAATGCTAATCTTACAGTTAAAAATGTTAAGGAAATAAATCAAACATTATATTATAATTTACAACCAGTAAATGAAGATTTAAATATAGATGTTAAAAAGGAAATAATTAGAGATATTGATAATATTGAAAATTCAAATTCAGCTTCATTTATATTCAATGAATTAGCTAATCAACATTCGCTTGTTGGTGTAGGATCTACTACATTCTCTTTTATAACTTCTAATATTCCTCCAAAATTGGAATATACTTCTTCTGATGGTGTATTTAAATATACTACAAATTCTTCTACAGCTAAAGGTCCTATATCTACCATTGAAGTAACTAATAAGGGATTTCAGTATAGAACTTTACCTGGAATTAGTACTATTATTAGTGATTCTGGTAAGAATGCAATTTTAGAAACAAAAGGAAGATCTATTGGTAAAATAAGTGATGTTGATATTTCTAATATTGGTTTTGATTATCCAGTAGATAAAACTTTAAGACCTGAAGCAAATATTCCTCAATTAATTAAAGTAAATTTACTTACTACTCTTGATAAAATAGGAATTAGTTCAGTTGGTAAAAATTACTTAGATTCTCCTGGATTAGTTCTTTTGGATGGATTAACTAAAAAAGAAGTTAAAGATGTGGAGTTGGATTATGAACTTGGAGATACTCATGTTACTATTTTAAGGAATACTAAAACTTTAAATAATGTTACTCCCACATTAATTCCTATTGATAATTCTAATGGAATTACTATCAATAATATTGATTATAATAGTGGAACAAAAGATGTAACAGTAACTATTGGAGCTAGTTTTAGTGATGCTGCTGATTATCCATTCGAAGTAGGTAAGAAAGTATTAATTGAAGGTGTAAGTGTTGGATTAGGAAGTACTGGAAAGGGATATAATTCTTCAAATTATGATTATACTTTATTTGAGATTTTAGAAACAGATCCTAATATTGGAGGAACTCTTGGAACTGTAAGATATAATTTATCTAATATTATTCCTGATGGTGAGGTTCCTGGATCATTCAAATCAAATCTTTCTGCTGGTAAAATTGTTGCTCAAACGGATTGGCCAATTTTTGATATTTCATTAAAAACTGGTAATTTTGAAAAAGGAGAACCCTTAGTCTCTGGAGATCTTAAAGGAACTCTTCAAAATTGGAATACTAATTATGGATATTTGAGGGTGTCTGCATTAAGAAACTTTGAGGTAGGAAAAGATTTTATTGCTGAATCTTCTGGATTGAGAGGAACTATTACTGAAGTTTTAGTTGATAATTCATTATATGGTATATCAGGTTCATCTATAATAAAAGAAGGATTCCAAAAAAATACTGGATTTTTAAATGATAATTTACAAAGAATTTTTGATAGTGATTATTATCAATATTTTTCATATTCACTTAAATCTGAAGTTCAGTATGATAAGTGGAAAGAACCTGTAAGTTCTTTAAATCATACTGCAGGATTTAAAAAATTTAGTGATTTAGTTATAAGAACAGAACCGGAAGTAGGAGTATCTACTACACAAACAGAAACTGTTTTTGAAGTTATAAATGATTTAATTTCTATTCAAGATTTAAATACTGTATTTGATTTTGATATTGTAACTGAAAAAACAATAGAAATAAATGGAAAAACACTTTCTGATGAAATAGTTTTTGATTCTAGAATTTTACAAGATTATAATGAGTCTCTTGGTAACAGAGTATTAACTATTGATGATATTAGTGGAGATTTTAATAATAATGCTAGAACAGATGCTTTTATGTCTGTCGATAGTTTTACATTAGCAAGTGTAAGGTATAGAAAGTATATCACCTTTATTAGAGATAAGAGATACACTAAAGAAAGGCAAATACTCTTAGTATCTGCTCTTCATGATGATACTGGTAATATCTTCTTAAATCAATATGGTAGAGTTGAAACTAACACTGACCTTGGTGAATTTGGTGGGGATTTAGGTTCCTATGATATGGATGTATCTGGTGATGATGGAAGACTTTTATTCTATCCTAAGAAATTCAAATACAATAATTATGATGTTTCTAATGTAGCATTTAATATTTCTGATAGTGTTGCTGGAGTAGGATCTACCGGATTGGGTGGAATTGTAAATGTTGTTAGTAGCACTACAACTATACCGTTAGGAATTACTACACAACATAATATTGTATCTTTTGCTACTACTTATAGAGGATCTAAGGTATTAGTATCCTATGCTGCTAGCGATGCATCATATTGGGAGCATGATGAGATAACTCTAGTTCATGATGGAACTAATGTTGATTTAGTAGAATATGGTCAATTAACTACTGGCGATGTTGGAAGTGCATCTGGAGAACCTGGTCTTGGAACTTATAGTGCTTATATTGCTGGTTCTAGAGTTCATTTAGATTTACATCCTACAGTATCCACTGCAAGTACATACGTTGCTAATACCTTACATGTTGACTTTGGAAATGCTTCATCTGCTGGAGTTGGTACTACATCATTAAATACTACTAATTTAGATTCCAGATATACTGCTATATCTTCTAGTGGTTCTCCATCTGCTACAACAGTAGCACAATATGAAACAGAAACATTTAATGGAGCATATTATATTGTATGTGTAGAAGATACCACTAATAGTCATTATCAGATATCAGAAGTCATAGTAGTAGATGATGGTACTACTTC